ATTAAAGCATTAAAGCAATAAATTATTTACGTCTTTCAACCGAAGCAGACGCCGATGCAATTATTGTTGATTTAAAAATGTCGTTGATTGGATTTGCAAGAGGACGAACACAGCTTTCGTATTCATATCCATATAAACTGTCAGGCAAACATCGGTCCATATCTTCATCTCCGTCTCCGTCTTCCTCTCCAGTCCACCCCAACTGCTTTACAATATCCAACACTGTAAATCCACCAATAGCACCCTCTTTGTAACCCATGTCAAACTTCTCAATCATTGTGTCAATTTGTGGCGTCACACGAAAAATCGTAAAATCAATCCCACGAGAAGCTAATTCTCGTACTTGTTTTTTGGGATCACGTCCTTCTGGGTCGCCACGAGGGTACCGGTCGCCCATAGTCACAGGGTGATATTCCGTACCGTGTGCAGGCGCGTCCGTTACAAAGTATACAATTTTCACGTCGCCTTTCCACTCCAAGTCGCTTATTTTGTCAAGTGCACCGGCAACATCTTCAGGTGTGTCATTTCCGCCACGAGGCGTAACAACGTTCATACGATCACGAACACTTTTGATATCTTCTGTGAAGGGCACAATAATGAATTGCTCGTCGTCTCCGAAATCGCGGTACCCAATAAACGATAAACGAAATGTACACGTTGGGTACATTGTCTGCAATGCCTCAAACACTTCCGATACAGTTTCAACGGAAGCTTTTATGTAGGGCCCCATACTGCCCGTAATGTCAAAACAGAAACAGACGTCAATCAATTGAATTTCACCTGGTTGTGACATTGCTATTATTTTTAATGTGGTAAAAATAATATTTTAAAATCAATTTTATAACCTTCTAAAGCGGTACTTTATTGACGTAATTTATTTATCAATTCGGTTATTTCTGTCATATCTGCGCCAAATACGGTTCCAACAAGTTTGCCGTCAATAAACCCAAACATGGCAGGAACAGCGCTAATGTTAAAGAGTTTTTGTAATTGTTTAGAATATTGACATTGCCCTTTAATCATTAATTCTGCATCAAATTTTATAAAGATGATATCTTTTGTGTCTGGGTGAAGAGAAATTTCATCCATGATAGGTCCCAGTTTTTTACAGGGATTGCACCACTCGGTGTACATTTTGACAAATATTCGCATAGGAGGAGGTTGCATATTTTTAGAGGTAAAATTGGTTTGAAATTGTGAAACGCCGTTTGTAAGCACATTGTGCAAATGTTCAGATGATTTTATATGCTTGATACGAGTTTGCTGAGGCTGGGGTTGTTGGTGTTGTTGGGGATGTTGTTGGGGATGTTGTTGGTGTTGTTGGGGATGTTGTTGGGGATGTTGTTGGGGATGTTGTTGGTGTTGTTGTTGGGGATGTTGTTGGGGATGTTGTTGGGGATGTTGCTGGGGATGTTGCTGGGGATGTTGCTGGGGATTTACAGGAATTTGTTGTTCGTTTACTGTAGTTTTTTCTTTATTATACGACTCAAACAATTTATAAGGCGGTGTTTTTCTATGGTTTGACATTTTGTATTTTTATGTTTTTATATTTTTAAGTTGTATTTCAATTATTTCAATTATTTCAATTCTTTCTATTTTTTACAAATACTATTGTGGCTATAGCGGCGGCGGCCACAACCAGTCCAATCACACTAAAAAATACAATTGTTTCTGTAGACATGGGTTTTTTAGTGTCTATAAATCCTTCTCGTATTGACTGGGTTTTATTACCTTTTGGGTTGGTAATTTGCATTCTAGTACCATTTGTATCTATATACATTTATATTTAGCTTGAAAAAAATTATCGAATTTTAATAATTTCCAAAACATCTTTATCGACCGTATCTCCTTTTTTAGATTGTACCATCTCATTAAAAATGCGCTGTGCTTTATCATCCGCCATATAATGACGTAATATATTTAACGTTTCATCTTTTTCTTCCTTTTTCTTCTTTCGGACGACGCGTTTTACTTTTTTCGAAATGATTGCAATACCTTGTGAACTATCTTTAATTCCAGGCTGATTATTATTTTTTAAAAAATCAGCTACTATTTTATTTAAATCTTTTACTCTATCTGTAAGCTTCTTTAAATCGGTTCGTCTATTTTTAATCTCTTGCTTTAATGTATTAAGTTCTGACATTACGGTTTTCATTTGTTCCGTAGCCATTTTTAACATTAGTAAAAACTTTTAAAATGTTATATAATAAATATAAAAATGGAGACGGCAAAAAAATACAGCTATGATATTCATCAATGGAATCCAATCAATACACGTTCTTTTAATTTATTGGCTAGTATAAAAATTAAACCCGACGTGAAATTGCTAGAGTTGTTTAAACTTGCCCCATTATATAACATTTTATGCAAAATTAGTGGTACAGATAGTGAATATGACGGCAAGATATTATACGGAAAAATTGAAAATTCTACAGAAGATGATTCCCACTACATTATACTTGATCATGTATGGAAAAGTTACCCAGATGTAAACAAACAAGGCAAAATTGAGTTTTTAGCAGATACAGTATACAAAACAATTGATTATCTTGAAAACCCGGACGCAAGCCCTATTATAGACAGCGCCAGCTTTAAAAATGGTCCTGTATTAAATTTATTGTATAATAGTGCAGATAAAGGGTTGGCAAAATCCGATAAAAAGTCTGATACACTCTCTACATTTTCATTGTCTCCTTCGTCTACGTCTCCTACGTCTACATCTACATCTCCTTCGTCTACGTCTCCTTTTTCATTGTCAACGGCTCCGCAATTTTGTTCTAATCCTAGAATGAAATTGTCTGATATGTTAATTCCTGTTGGAATAAGCTTGATTGTAATTGGGTTAATGATTTATGTTTTTCCCAAAAAACTTTTTAATTAAAATTTTAGAATGTTGATTGTAATTGGGTTAATGATTTATGTTTTTCCCAAAAAACTTTTTAATTAAAATTTTAGAATGTTGATTGATCGCAATTTTTTGTTCTTTAATTAACGATTCCAAGCATTCGATATTAAACCATCCAATGCCATTGGCATCGTTATCTAAAATATGATTTTGTGGTTCAATATACGTTTCATTTAACTCTACAGTGTAATACATGGCCTTGTTTTTTACAACGGTAGGTTGTCCAATAAACTGATCGCTTTTTAACTCAATGCCTGTTTCTTCCATTACTTCGCGAAGTGCACAATGTTCAATTGATTCATTATCTTGAATTGTTCCTTTAGGAGGTCCCCATAATTGCCCTCTTGATTGCACAAGTAAAATTTTATGCGTCGAGGGGTCAACTATAAAACAGCCGGCCTTTACTATTTTACCGGAAGTAGACTTCCATCCGTCGCCGTTATTCCACTTTATTTGTTTATAAGGTGTGATCTTATAATTACAACATTGATTGGTGCAGATAAAAGAGTTGAATGATTTTTTCTCCATCTTCTCCATCCTTAATTACTTTCTCTTGTATTGTTTCTTTTCTTTTTAAAGAACAATTTAAAATTTAAAAATGATTAAATTTTAAATTCAATTTTAATTTACAGCTGAAGCACTCCCAAAAACTGCCTAATTTTAGCGGTTATATAAAACAAGTTTTATAGGGCGTATACAGTATTGTTTTACCGACCTTATTTCGTTGTTTTTCTGTTGGGTCAAGTAAGGCATGCAATTTTTTATACTCTTTTTTCAATAGCGCCAAATTTAGTGGAGGCAATAGTACAACACCTTCCCACTCGTTCCGTTTTCCATCCATATCCACCTTGAATTCTTTTGGATAAAACATTGATGTTGTCTTTAATGTCATGATTTCCTGAAGCTTCTCGGGCAACAACGACACACTTTTAGGCGGAAGTACACATACCAATTGAAAAAAAGGATCATACGGTTTTTCATCCGATACAATCGTTCGAGAAACATACGTTTTACCGTATACCACTAAATCGCTACAAAAAGGAGCATAACTATGGGGATAATACCAATCCCACGAAGATACGCCGTCAAGGTAGTAAGTAAGAACCCATTGCATCCCATCAAAATAATGATGACATGCGCGCTCTATATCAGTCTCAGAATGACAGTCCATTTTTTTAGAGTAATATTCTGTCCGATATGCTTCCCAATTTAGTCTGTAAGTTTCTGGATCCGATTGGGCAAGAGTTGTGTGTTTTTCCAAGAGAGAATCCTTTACATGTTTACGTCGTTCTTCAAGTACAGAATGTTGGTATGATGCAAGGGTTTCTATCAACACAAGAAGAGGTTCTGTATTTATGGTATGATACTGTGTCACGATATTTCCGTACATTTGGACGACGGTTCTGTACGCATCAAAAAACATTTCAATCGACCCTTCCAAGATATCAATGGTGGGTAAATGTGGCAAAAAATCGTTGCCTGACATAAATAACATGACTATAAAATCGTTAATAAAAAACTGGTCCGGTGTCATCGAAGGCTCGTGTAATAGGGAATGAACAAGCGAGTCACGGATAGATTTTATATCCAAGTAAAAAAACTCTTGACGCTGTCGATACGGATTTTCACGTAAAATGTGAAAGTTTTCGCGTTGACTTGCTAATGCTAGCATGATAAGATCAGCGTCCATTCCATGTATCATATAATGATCGTTTTTATCACCAAATTCTCGTACGTATGCTACTAATTTATGCTCTCCTTCTCCTGGACATTTTTCATTGCTAAACACAACTTTTATATTACGCCACTCTTTTCTTTTCATTTTGTCCCTAATAAATTCTTCAAGATAGTCAGACAATTCATCCATAAATTGTGTTCCGGGTGTAATACAATTGCTGTCAAATACAAATGGGTTGATCTCCACATTTAATTCATTTTCTAAAGACGACTTGTATCTTCGCTGGCGTTGCTGAAATTGTTTGCTTACAGGTGCAACACCATCAATGCATAAAATAACGGATTTTTTAGGCCGTGTAAAGCAAACAAGTTGGTTAATATATTCGCCTACCAATTCAAAACAATAATTTTTAGGACTATGATACGGTTTTGCGTCTTTTGATTTTGGCTTGAAACTTCCGTATTGAAATGCTTGTTGTGCGCAAAAATGAAAAATACCGTTTAAATCAACCAGAAATGTGTCTATGGCGATATTTAAGCGTTCATGAGATTGAATGGTTCGTATATGATTTGAAAATG